TTGGCGTTAATACTAATCCCGAAGGTTTTGCTGGTGGTAATATTGAAAATACGATAGTTCTTTCATCACCCAATCGCCCGTCTTCTCCTCCAACACCCCTAACTGTGGCGCTAAATTTGCCCTGTTGCAGGTCTGATATGTAATACTCAGTATCGGCTACGACTTCACGACTAACTAATTTATCATCACGATAAATCTTAACCTCAAATTTGAGTTTTTGAATCGTGCGCGGGGTAGACCAATATAACCTTGCTTGGTATAAATCAGACTCTGGCGTGACTTCAACTTGCAATTGTTCAACGGGCGGAATAGCCCAGTTAAATATAGTGTTACTTTCTTTTTCAAATACTGCGCCATTGTCAACTATTGCCTCTTTATTTGGATTATGTTCTAGCGCTGTAATTGAATATGTGCCGTCGTCATTTTCAGCTATAGAGAGTGCTTTAAACAGACGCGGTTTTATTTTGTTATCGTATAAACTCCATACGGAATACTGATCAACTTCAACATCTTTAGTTAAAACAACCTTATTTTTAGCAATCTGCGCCTGTATTTTAATTTTCTGAAGCTGCATTTGGGTATCAGTAACACTTAAAAACGCATCTCTGATATTTTTTATCTCTATATCTCTATCTAAAGTAATGGTGGCACCATCAACCGATTTAATTCGCCCACCTATTGTTGTACCTGCATAATCATTATCAGCAATGCCAATAATATCACCAGGTAAATGGCGAATACCTTCTCTACCAACAGAAAATGTAACAGTTTGATTTTCAAGTTTCTCAGTCTTAATTAGCCATTTTCCAACTCGATGAGCCTGACCTCTAGAGGTACAACCGAATGCATCAATTTGAGCAACATTTAAACCAAAACGTTTAATAAGTTCATCATCTGCAACATACTCAGTCATTGTCTCCCAATTGTTATGCGGATCTATGTATCGAACATGCACCGCAGTGTGACGTTCTTTTAATGCAGCAGAAATATAGTTAAATTGACCATTCACGACATTTGCATTTGAATAAATTGCAACCATATCAGTTGGCCTATCCATCGAAACAGTATATTGCGTACCGTTCCATACCGGCATCGCTCGAAATACTGAACAAAGGTCATTGATTACTTCATACGCTTGTCTTTGTTCAGTTAAATAACAATTACAGGTAAATCGTGGCTCTTTACCACCAAAACCATCATCGACTAGTTGGTCACAATATTGTGCAACAGTATACATCGTGAATTTATCAACACCGAATGAGCCCAATCGTTCACCCATGCCGTATCGGGTTTTTATCAGTAAATCGTACAATACCCATGCTGGGTTATCTGTCCATGCTTTTTTGAAGTTACCTGACCAGAATCCTTTATATTCTCGAGTTTCTGGATCGTAATTATCAGGAACATTAAC